CAATCTGCAGAAGCGATGATCAACGCTAATGCCAACTATTACAAGAAGTTGGCGTTCAGGGTGTCGCAGACCATCGGTCAGTGGCGCCTCAAGCATCACGCCCGTGAGCACTTCTGGCGATGGGTGGCCAGTTGGGCCAGGGCGTGCCGAATGCCGTCTGACATCGGCTATCCCAATGACGGGTTCGTTCTGCCGCCGCTGGTGGAGCAGGACCACATCATCGCGCCAGGCACTCCGCCTGAGGGAATGCTGTTCTCCATGCCAGCTTTCGGGCTGGCGGAAGAGCGGGAGGAGCGCAAGCGCACCATCCAAGAGCGCTGCGAGTTTGCCGCACAGCTGGTAGATCACGATAGGCCGGCGGTTGTGTGGTGCCATACCAATGCCGAAGGCGATCTGCTCGAACAGCTCATCCCTGATGCTGCTCAGGTTGCTGGCCGCACACCGGATGAACGAAAGGTGGAGCTGTACGAGGCTTTTGGCAGCGGCCGTCAGCGAGTGCTGGTGATCAAGCCGAAGATCGGCGCATGGGGCCTGAACTGGCAGCACTGCGCTCATGTGGTGACGTTTGCCAGCCACAGCTATGAGCAGTACTACCAGTCAGTCCGACGGTGCTGGCGGTTCGGCCAGCAGAGCGCCGTCCAGCTCGATGTGATTGCCACCGAAGGCGAGGCCAGAGTGCTGGCCAACATGCGCTCAAAGGCTGAACGAGCATCTGCCATGTTTGAGGAGCTGGTGGCGCAGATGAACAACGCCACCACAATTAAACGCACCGACACTTACACCACTACCCCGAGGGTTCCGCAATGGCTGTGAAAGATCAACTTATCACCGACCGTTACGCCATTTACAACGGCGACTGCGTCGAGCTGATGCAGCAACTGCCTGATGCGTCAGTTCATTTGACCGTCTACTCTCCTCCGTTCGCAGGGCTGTATCAGTACAGCAGTGATGATCGGGACATGTCTAACTGCCTGAACTATGACGAGTTCTTTGCGCATTACGGATTCTGCATTGATGAAATCTCCCGAATCACAATGCCGGGCAGGATTTCAGCGGTTCATTGCATGGACATTCCGCTGAGCAACGCCGGCTGTGATGCGATGTTCGACCTGCCTGGCCGGATCATCCGCGAGCACGAGGCCCGAGGGTTTGCCTATGGCGGCCGCCGCGTGATCTGGAAAGAACCGCTCCTGGTGCGCAACCGCACGATGATGAAGAGCCTGCATCACAAGACCCTGTGCGAAGACTCCACGCGCAACAGCATCGCTAATGCTGATTACCTGCTGATGTTCCGCCGCAAAGGCGAGAATCCCGTGCCGGTGGCGCATGAGGTCGGGCTGATGCACTACAGCGGTGAGCGCAACGTGCCAGCTGATCTGAATGGGTTTCGCGGCATGAAAGGCGATCAGAAGAAAAACCAGTACAGCCAATGGATCTGGCGGCGCTATGCCTCTAGCGTGTGGGATGACATCAGGATCGACAACGTGCTGCAGTTCCGCAGCGCCAAAGACGATGACGACGAGAAGCACGTTCATCCGCTGCAGCTGGACGTGATCGACCGAGCGGTGGTGATGTGGAGCAACCCGGGAGAGACCGTGCTCACGCCGTTCATGGGGGTCGGCAGCGAGGTCTACGGCGCTGTGCAGGCTGGCCGCCGTGGCGTTGGCATCGAGCTCAAGCCCAGCTACTACCGTCAGGCAGTGCGGAACCTGGAGTCGACGGCAGTGTCGGAGAATGACGTCGATCAGGTAGAGCTGCTGCTCTGACTCCCGAGGCATCAAGGGTGCGGCACCGGAAACGGCCGCATCACTACACCATCACCAAGACCTGGTGATCTGTTCTGAGCGACAGCCCTTCGTGTAAGCCCTCGATCATTACAAATTATCAACACTGCCCAAACCGGGCACAGTCTGGCCCTATGTTGGATGCACGCCACAAGCCGGATAGCGAGCGCCGGATTCTCCGCCCTGGACAAGAGAAGGGTCAGCCCGGGGGAGCTGCGATCCCCCACCCCTTCACCACCACCCCGGTCATGTCATTCATCCAGTTAGCGGGCGGTCCCCGCATCGAAATCCCAGGGGGGAAGCCGGTGAGCTGCCCTCTGGTTGCGGGCAACGTCCCGCACTGCGCACCAGACCGCGCAGCGTTCATCGTTCAGGGCAAAGGCCAAGGCGGCTCAGTCGCCAACTTCCGCGTCGTCGAGGCCCACAACGCAGCTGTGCGTGTCACGCACAACCGCAAGCGCACCGCCTCGGCCGTGGAGATCAACGGACCTGGCCCGGTCATCTTCGACGCGAAGGCTTACGCGTCCAACGCCCAAGTGAAGCGCTTCCGCTGGGAAGCCGGCAAGTTCACCGTTATCACCATCACCCCATGAACATCACCATCCCCACCGATGAGGCCCTCGGCCTCCAGATCAAGCGCATCATCGCCGCCGTGGCCCTGGTGGCCGTGGCTTTCTACGCCGCCGGGTTCACGCTCGGCACTGCCGTCCATCAGCTCAACGCCAGCCTGACGCGGCTTCCTGCCGTTGCATTGACCACCCTTACCGTTCCCGCTCATGCTGACCCGCATCCTGCTCTTCCTGCTGCCCACGGCGACGATCGCCCTCGTGCTGTTCGACCACGGCAACCCCAACATCAATCCCGCAGTTCGGGGGTCGGGTTCGCATGACGTTGAAACGGTTCTACTTTGCCATTCCCGAAGCGAATGTCTTTGAGTGCATCCGCGCTGAATCATTCATAGAAGCCAAACAACTCGCGGCCGCTGAATGGCTCCCGTACTGGGATCAGATTGAGTGGCTGCATCACACAGAGGAGAAACACCATGAGCCCTTCGCCTAACTTCCAAAACGGTCAGATTGTCTATTTCATGGGCCGTCGCGCCAACTGGCGCGAGGTCATCGGGATGGGCTGTTACCTGGAGTCGCCGTTCCCGCACTATTGGGTCCAACGCGATGGCGTAACCACCCTGGAGAGCAAGCTGCGGCTGTCAGCCAATCCCCTCGACGACATCCTGGATCGCCACAAGAGTCGCCGCGACAAGAAAAGGGCCAGCGACGCCACCACCCCGGTATCCGCCGCCGACCCCACAGAGGTTACCCAATGAATCACCACCCCCCGATCGAGCAGCAAAGCTGCGACAACTGCAGGTACCAGCGCCACCGCCGAGGCGAGGATCTCTGCTGCATCAACCCGCCACGCCTCGGTGATTCCGGGATGATGCCCATCTGCCCCATAAGCCGCTGGTGCGGGGAGTGGGTAGCACGATGAACCGCGCCATCATCGACCACCTCAGCAATGAGGAGTATCACGCCGATCCTGCTGTTAGCGCCAGCCACCTCCATCAGGTCGCGCGATCCGGCCAGCACTACTGGGCCAGGTACGTCACCAAGGTGCCAGAGCTGCCGAAATCCACCGCCGCCATGACCATGGGCAGCCTGGTGCATTGCGCCGTGCTGGAGCCTGACGAGCTTCTGAAGCGGTATGGCGCCTGCCCACCGCGCAACACCAAAGCCGGCAAGGAAGCAGCGGCCGAGATGCTGGCCAACGGCATCGATCCTGTCAGCGAGTCAGATCTCCAGCAGGCGCAGCGCATGGCCCGTGCTGTGCGCCGCCACCCTTATGCGGCAGAGCTGCTGAGCGCTGGCAAGCCTGAGACGTCGATCTGGTGGGATGATCCTGAGACAGGGCTGCGCTGCAAGTGCCGCCCGGACTGGATCAACGGCCGCACCTGCATCGATCTCAAGACCACCACCGACGCCAGCCCTAAGGGCTTCGCCAGAAGCGTGGCCAGCTTCCGCTATCACGTCCAGGATGCCCACTACCTGGCTTGTGGCCTGTTCGATCAGTTCATCTTCATCGCCGTGGAGAAGGAGGCCCCGTTCGCTGTGGGCGTCTACGAGCTCGACCACGATGCCTTTGCGGAGGGTCAGCGCCTCCGTGATCGTGATCTGCAGCGCATCGCCAACTGCCGCGCTATGGCAGCATGGCCCGGCTACGGAGACGAACTGCAGACCCTCTCGCTGCCAGCCTGGGCTTTCTACGACAGCGACACCATCACCCCGATTGATTTCTGATGACATCCTCTTCACTCACGCTCTGGACACCGGAGCAAAAGCAGCTGATCGCCAGCACGATCGCGCCAGGCTGTAGCGCTGATGAACTGCGACTGTTCGGCCTGGCGTGCCAACGCACCGGGCTCGATCCGTTCAGCAAGCAGATCTACGCCATCAAGCGTGGCGGCAAGGTGA